CGTCAATATCCCAGCGCGCAAAATATTTCTCCATCTTCGCAAATCTGTTGTTCATCGACGTCAGCAGCTGATCGGTCCGGACAGCCTGCATCGCAGAGCCAACGACATCCCGCATCAGCGGTTGGGCAGATGGCACAACCATGCTGGATGCCAGCGCGCCACGCGCCCGGTTGAAGTCCAGAAGGGTTGCAAAGTCTTCCTCTTTGAACCGCCCCATCGCTTCGCTCAGTTTCTGGGTGGCCTCGGCTGCATCCTCGATGCGCCAGATGTTTTCCTTCAGCGCCCGATTGGACGGGTCCAGCGCCTCCAACTCCCGGCGGCGCAACTCCGTGGTGTCACCCTGCAGCCGCAGCAGCTCTTCTTCCAGCCCCTTGCGTTCCCCGGAAATGCGCTGTTCATCTTCCAGCTTCCAGATACGTTCCTGCAGCGCCCGGTTGGCCGGGTCCAGGGCTTCCAACTCCCGGCGGCGCAATTCCGCAATATTGCCTTCGATGCCCAGAAGGGTTTCTTCCAGGGCCTTGCGCTCACCGGAAATGCGCTGTTCATCTTCCAGCTTCCAGATACGTTCCTGCAGCGCCCGGTTGGCCGGGGCCAGGGCGGCCAGTTCCCGGCGGCGCAATTCGGCGGTATTGCCTTCCAGGCCGAAGATCTGGTTTTCCAGCCCCGTGCGTTGCTGCGTCTCGGCCTGCACACGCTGCGCCTCGGCTGCCGCCTCCAAGGCCCGACGCTCCGCCTCTGCGCGCTTTTTTGCGCGACGACGCCCGAACAATCCGCCCAGCAGCGCCACTCCGATGCCAATAGGACCCAGGGCAGCAGCGTTACCCAGACCGGCAAGCAGCCCGCCGCCCGCGGCCCCGCCTGCAGCCCCGCCGATGCCCAGGAGTTTACCCAGCCCGCCAAGCAGCCCGCCACCCGCTGCCCCGCCTGCGCCGCCGCCGATGCCCAAGAGTTTGCCCAGCCCGCCCAGCAGCCCGCCACCTGCGCCCCCGCCGCCCAGCAGCCCGCCCAGCAGACCACCCCCGCCGCCGGCCGCTTTGCCGCCAATGGCAATCATGATCTGGTTTTTGGCAGCCGTCGCAATCATCTCGGCCAGCATCTTCTTGAAGCTGCCCAAGATCGAATTCGTGAAACTCTTGAAGTCGCTGAACCCGCGCGACACAAAGGCACCGAACGCGTCTGCCACGTCCCCGACCAGCGGCAACGAGTTTGTCAACTCTTCGTTCAGCCGCGCCGCCTCCTTGGAGTAAGCAACGTCGGTCAGCCCGTTCTTTTTCAGATCGCCCAGCTTGGCCAGTCCGGCGCGGTACTTTTCCAGCGGGGTCGTGCCATCCTCGACCGCCTTGTTAAGCCGCTCGACTTCCCGCGCAATATCCGACAGCCCGGCAGCCTCGGCACCGCCAGCCCGGCCGCCACCGCCGCCGCCGCCAGATCGTCCAATGACACCGCTGAACCGCAGGCCCGCGCCAAGCACCGGGGCCGCAAAGGCCCCACCCCCAAACTGCACGCGGCTGCGCACCGAATCCGGGCCGGAAGATTGCCCGGTGCGGGCAAGTTCCCGGTCATAGGCCAAGGATGCTGCCGCCGCTGCAAGCGCACCTTGCTGTTGCCGCGCCTCGATCAGCCGCCCGATCAGCAGATTGGTTTCCTTGATCGCCGTGCCCATCCACCCGGCACCCGGCGCGGTCGCTGCCAGCCGTTCGGCTTCCACGCGGGCACTGCCCAGGGCGGTTTCCGACCGTTCGGCCTCGACCACCACCTGCCGCAAGGCGCTTTCGCCTTCGGCCAGCGCCTTCAGCATGTCAAAGGCGGAATCGCTCAAGCTGTTCAGGGGCCCGGCCACCTCCTCGACCGCCTTGCGCAGCGCAATGGTGCGGTCCAGCGCCTCTTGCGGTGTGGTGGCCGCCGCGACCTCATCCATCAGCATCTGGATCTGGCGGGCGCGGTCGTAAGTGGTGTCAAAGGCGGCCTTGATGCCGTCCAGGCCAGAGGTGATCCACCCGTCCATACTCTCCCGGGCCGCGCTGATCGCGTCCGAAATGCCGCGCATCGCGTCCATCACCGCCAGCTCGCGCTGCAGGCTCAGCAGTTCCACAACATCTGCCGTCAGCCCGCCGAACTGTTCCCGGATGCCGGTCAGATCGGTGCTATCCAGCAGGTCGGTGATCCGCTGCAAATCGCCCACAGCCGACGAAACATCACCAATCGCCTCTTCCAGCGACTTTGCTTTTTCCTGCGATCCGGTAAACCACTGGAAAATCGCCCCGCCAAAGGCGATCACCCCGATGGTGGCCAGCGACAGCGGGCTCAGCAGCGATGAAAACGCCGTCATCAGCGCGGGCCCCACCTGCCGGATGCCGCCGCCCATCGACGTGAACACACCATTCAGCTGCGTGCCCTGCTGCAGCGCAATCAGGAACGGCGATTGCCCGCCCGCCAGCTGCACCCCGATGTCCTGGAACTGCGCCGCGATATTTCCGGTCTGCGCCGACATGCCGCTCGCCACACCGTTGAACCGGCCCATCTGCGCTGCCGCCCCGGCAACGCTTGTATCCACCCCGGCCAGTTCCGCGTTCAGCCGGTCCAGGTTGCGCGTATAGGTCGCGCTGGAAATCGCCCCGCGCTTCTGCGCCTCATCCAGCAGCCGCAACTCGCCTTCATAGCGCTTCGATGCCGCATAGAGCGGATCGAACCGTTTCTGCAGAAAATCCATGCGCCGGTCAAAGGCCGATGCCGATGCTGCCGCTCCTTTCAGACCCCTGCCGATGCCGGTGTCAATCTCATCGCCGGTCTTCTTCGCCTTCCGGCCCGTGCCGGTCATCTTGTCCTGCAGGCGGTTCAGCAGCCGGTCGGCATCGCTGACGCCGGATTGCAGCTTGGCCGTGCCCAGGGCAAGCTCCGCATGCAGTCCGGCGACCGGGATTTGCGTCATGGCTGACTCCGCAGGGCAAGGTGGATCAGATACCCCCGCGCCAACTCATCATCGGCTTCGGTGGATACATTTGCGGCCCTGGTCTGGCTTTGACCGGCCGGCTCATATTTTGGCAGTTTCCTCGGGTCGTGGAACGCCAGCCCGATCAGATGCGCCAGCTCATTGGCCACAATCCGCTGCCGCTCGAAGGCCTGTCTTGTCCGGGCGGCGCTGGCCTGGATCACAAGCGCCGCCTCGGCAATGGTCACGTCCCAGAAAGCGGCGGGGTCTTGCCCCGCTTCGATCCAGTTCCGCCACCACTCGCCGATGATGTCGCCGCCGTCGCGCGGCGCGGCGCGTTTCCCTCATCACTCCCCGGCTTTTTGCCCGTCAGGTCTTCAAGACAGATGGCCAGAACCTGGCCAACCATTTCCAGCGACCGGGCGATGCCGATCTTGTCCATCAGCTCCATCGCATCCGCTTCGGTTGCCTCGGTCTGCAGCGCGGCCCAGAACAGCCGCCCGGCCCGCCGCATGTCCGAGGCATCCCTGTTCACGGCCGCAATCGCCGCGCCGATGGTCTCGCCGCTGCGGTCCTGATACCGCACCATCGCCCCCATCGACAGGCGCAGGCTGTACGCCTTGCCGTCGTGATCGAACGAAACCGATTTCACGCGCCGGCACCCTTGGTCCAGGTCACCGGCCCGGTGGTCCGGATCACCACCGACATGCCGATCAGCCCGCCGACATCATCCGCTTGCACGGAAGGCGTCGGATAGCCCTGGAATTCGAACAGATCGCCGGTTGTCTGGCCCGGTGTCAACGGCATCGTGACCCGGTAATAGGCCGGCGTGTTCGATGCCTGGTCTGCCAGCTGCTGCTCATACCCCAGCGGGGTATATCCGGCATTGACCGTGATTTCGCCCGCGTCTTTCAGGCCCTTCACATACTCCCGGAACCCGCCGACAGAATCCAGGCTTGTCGCATCCTGGTACTCCGTCGACACCTGCGGCACCGCCAGCCCCTTGGCCTCCGGGATGCGGGTAAAGCTGTTTGCAGCCCCGGTGAGCGACCGCTCGACCTTGCCGCCCCAGCCGATTGTCTGTTTCGTCATTGGCTTTCTCCTCAGCCGAAGTGATAGTTGATGATGAAGTCCATCGTGACCCGGTGGTTCTGGGTCACGCCGTCGTCGTCGGGCAGGTCGCGCGCGCCTGCCAGAAATGCCCCTGTGATGACGCCGCCCTGCCAGGCATCCAGGGCCGTCCTGACCGCCCGCGACAGCACCTTGGCCTCGCCATAGCTTGCGGCCCAGCAATCCACCTGCACCCGCGCCCGCGACAGCCCCGGCCCGTCCAGGCTGTGATCCACCGGGCCGTCCGTCACCACCGTCAGCGTCAGGCAGGGCAAGGCCTGCCCCTGCGGGGCCAGCCCCCAGTCGATCCGCGCGGCCACCCGGGCCGAAATGGCCGGAACAGCGCCCAGCATCGCGCGCAGCGCCTCTTCCATGCTCAGCGCCCCTTCCGCTTGACCGCCTTTTCAATCTGCAGCCGCAATTCATCCGCCAGCCGCAGCAGCATCGCCCGGCTGTCCTGATCCCAGGCGGGCCGCAGGAACGGGCGCGGGCGGGAATGTTTCGTGCCGAACTCCACCAGATGCCCGTGCCGGCCGCCTTTGCCCCGCCCATAGGACGTGCCCAGATAGACCGTCGTGATCCCGGCCTCCTTTGTCCGGCCCTTCAGCTTGTCGCTGACCGTGATCGACCGGCGCAGAGTGCCGGTGCGCACCGGCACCAGGGATCGGGTCAGATCGGCGGTCGGTTCCACCGCCTTGATCATGGCGCGCGTCAGCGCCCCCTCTTCCCGCCGCACCGACTGCAGGCGCTCCAGCATCGCCGCCAGATCCTTGAATCCGTCGACCTTGAATTCCATCGTCATGTATCGGCCCGCGCCGCTGCCGTGATCTCCACGCCCTCACGCCGCCCGATCTCTTTGACACCCGTGATATCGTACTCCCGGCCTTCACAGATCAGCCGGTCCTTTGGCGTGATGGCCCCGGTCAGGTCTGACCAGCGCACCACGAACCGGGCGGTGATGCGGGCCGCCACCTGGGCCGCCGCAACCTGTTCCCGGTCCGACACGAACCGGCGCTCCGCCCAGACCGGCAGCCCGTAATCCGCCCAGGACGGAACTGCGGCAAACCCGTCATCTGTGGCGGTGAACCGGCGGAACTGCACCCGCCGGTCAAGCTTGCCCGCCTCCATCAGCTGCGCAGCAGCAGCGCGATCTGATAGGTGGCCGCAGCCCCGGCAGAGTTGGCAATCCGCAGAATATCCGCCGTGCCTGCGACAATCGCCCCGAACCCGCCCACCGCATCGCAACCGAAAGACAGATACGCACCTGGCCGCAGCGGGCCGAAGGTCGGGGTGGTGCCGCCCATGAAGGTGGTGATCGGGCTGGTTCCGCCGCCAATCGTCAGGTTGGTGGTATTCGGCGCGGCACTGGCCAGCTTTGGCGCGTTGATGATCAGCGCCCCCACCAGCGTTGTGGCCGCGATATTCACCCCATAAACCGTTTGCAGCGCCGTCCCGTTCAGGTCCAGATCGTCGTTGGCCGCCGATGCCA